ATGACAAGGCAAATCCTTTTACCCGCTTCGGTTCTGCGGGAAATGCGGGAAACTTTCAAAGTCGGACGCAATGTTTTACGCCGCGCCCTCAATTACGAACGCAATAGCGATCGAGCAAAAGCCCTCCGCGCCGCTGCGCTGGAACGTGGCGGTTTGATTTATACCGGGGAACACGCCCCGAAAGGCTATTGCCCGAATGTGGAAACGCGACACGACCACGTGCGAGGAATGATGTATCAAAACTTCGGCGATCGAGTGGAGTTGCAGGTGAACCGGGAGACCAACGCCGCGACGATCATCATCGACCACGAGCCTGTGGTGACATTCAATGACATGACAGTGGCGACGTGGGGCGATGTTCTGTATTCCCTGCAAAAGATTTACAATCAGTTAAACGCGTAAGACGATGAAGCGACACAAGGAAGATGCCCTCGAAAGGGTACAGAGGTGCGCCCGCGCATACCGGGACGCCGTGGAGAATCTCATCGCCACCAATCCGACATTGAGTGAATCAGATTTGGATACAGGTGAAGATTCCTATAAATGGCTACGTCTCCCCATTCAGGATGAGCAGCCTTTAACCGTGGCAAATATGATTCTTTCAGATGTCGGAGTATTTCCAAATGATTGTCTTGCTGGTATTCTGGTGGCAACATGGAGAAGTCGAGGCGCCATGGCCGGACACGTGGGTTCGATAAGTCTCGATAAGGCAGGAACTCGGATTCACTTCTGTATCGAAGGTGTAACGACCTTAGAAGAGCTCCGAATTTCCCGCGAACAGTTTCGAGCATCACTCGATTTCGAAGGTGAAAAGTGAAACAGATATAGTTTTCCATAATCGCTAAACATTTGTAGTTGAACGCACAAAGATAGCGATTTCCCGTGAACGTGAAGGCGTTACCCGGAGCGATACCGGCACGGGAGCAAAAATAAAGATGTGAAACATGGAATACTACAACAATAAACTATGTGCAACCCGCGACGATTTGAGTGTTATCGTTAATTACGAGACACTTAAAAAAATGGTGTTGCGAGGTGAGGCAGAACGGGTGCGTCGTCCAAGTGTGGGATTGCCAGCCTTGTATGCCGTTGATAGTCTCCCATTAAAATACAAGACGGAGGTTTATCGTCGCTATCCGGATTTGAAAGCGCAGGCAGAGAGCAAACCTTTTGTCGAGAGCATCGAACCGGACGGCGCGGCGTTGGATTTTTACCAGCGTCACCAGTTCGGCGACGGAAAGTATTTGCCGACGGACAAACAGACCGAATATGCCAACAATGCGGCAGTCCTAAACGCTTTCCGGCTGGTGCTGGAGCGATCGGACAGTCAGCACCGGAAACAGAGTAAGCGGTGTATCAGCAAGGCGGAATTTTGGCGCAAAGCGGCGCAGGCGTTGCCGCGTATCGCGGACACGTTCCCGCACACCCTGCCGGAGAACCCGCGCCGCCTGCAAGAGAAATTCAACCAGTACGTGCGTGAGGGGTACGGGGCGTTGATAACGGGCAAATACGGCACCCGCAACGCTGCCAAGATCGACGACGATACCAAAGAAAGCCTCCTTATCCGGCTTATTTCCGACGCCCG